CTTGCTGGCGCTGTATGGATTAGTTGAATTGTATCGATCATTCTCTTTATAATTAACACCTTCTGGTGCAGGTCCGAATACTTCGTCTGTAGAAAAGTAAGCAAACAAATCTAAGCTATCTAAGTTGCGGGCATAGTCCATTAAGTTTACAGTACCTACTACATTGTCCTGTACAAACTCCATAGGATATGTAATCGAACGATCAACGTGGCTTCCTGCGGCAAGGTGCGCAATCAAGTCCACTTTTCCGATCATCGATCTAATCTGCGGATTTAGTTCTGCTTTTAGATCATGGTGTATTACACGTACTCGCTTACGTTCAGTTTCAGGATAACTAGATACCACTTCGTTCAGTCTGTTTAAATTTCCGCTGTAATCCAATCTATCTAAAGTTACAATTCTCCAATCAGTTTCAGACATTATTTTGTCAATCAAATGATGCGCTATGAACCCGGCGCCGCCTGTAATTAAAATTGTTTTACTCATTATACTGTCTCCTTACAGTTTTTATAGAAATTAGCTAATTCTGGAAATGTATTTACAAAATTAGTGCCACGACGCTTGTCATATTCTGAAAACCAATTAAAGAAGTCTCTACGCCCCTCTTTTACTTTATCTGGGGTATAGATAGCTGATTCCATGTATTTTACCACTCTTTCAAATTTAGCATACTCTAAGTCGTTGAATTTACTACGGTTTTTATCGTCTAAATTGGCTAGAATGAAGTCTAGGTGTCGGATCATGTAAGGCATAAACTGGTCTTTAGGCAGAATATTCATGTCGTACTGTAAAGGTTCTTTTAAGTAGGGCGTATCAAAGCGTATACGCTGCCATTTATTTTGATCAACACCATTATATTTCTCACGCCATTCTAAAATCTTTTCTAATAGACTTTGGAAGTTGGTTACTGTTAGAATATTAAAAGTACACATAAATGTAATCGGTAACTGTGTTTGAGTTAGGTACGTATCTAAGTTACGTTCCCATACAGTTAAATCCAATCCTGTACGAATATATTCAGCAGGTGTGCCCCAAGTGTCCATACTGGTAAAAATTTTAAAATCTTTAATACAGCCTTTGGCAATTAGACTGTTTACCTTTTCTACAAGTCGATCTATAAGGATAGGTTTAACTCCAAAATTAGTATTGATGTTTAATTCAAGATCGGGTAAAGGATTAACCAATAGATCATCTAACAATTTCCATGTGCTAGATTGTAATAATGGTTCACCCCCTGTTATACGCAAGATAGTTAATGTCTTACGAACTTCAGGCCACCAACGCCACCATGCTTCTACATACGGATTGGTTTCTTCTTCGTAAATTTGAAACCAGTCAATGTCGTTGCGATGATTCTTAACCATGTCGTACGGGCCATAATCTTTGATCTCTTTGTAGTAAGCACTGCTGTGTTTAGGATGGCAGTATCCGCATTTAAAATTGCATTCATTACCGAAACTAACTTCGATATATTGCGGATTTATATTTTGATCCCAATCGCCATCTTTGATCTGTTGGAATCTTTTATCTGTGTAGATAGTCGAGTTGCGTTCTTTGCGATCACTGACATAGTCGTTTCCCATGTCTTCGATATTCCAGCAATAATTACAACCGCTGGGCTTTCCACCGTTGAGCATTTCTAGTCGTTCGTGTTTCTTTTGGTTTGTGTTATGTAATGCACTTGCATCTATAACAATCTCATCTAAAGGAATTTTATGAGGAGCGGGATGATAACAGCTGTGTGTTTCACCCGACTGAAGATATATCGTAGTGTGGTGCCACTTGGCCATGCAAAAAGTTGGCGATATCTCATTCATTATAGGAATAAATTTTTTAATTCTTGCTATATCGTCCATCGAACTGTTCCTTGAGCCACACAAAATCGTTTATCATTTTTAGAGCTTGTAAATTTGTTTTGTTTTTTATGCCATAGTCTCGACCGCATGTAGATCCGTCAATAGCATATTGATCTTTAGATTCTTCACACCATACTCGTAATCGTTCCTGTGTTTCTGCATCTTGTTGACGAGCAATTACACGACTGGCTAATTTGGCGCATTCTCTAAATGCTGATTTCCAAGTGTTAAATGGATCAGTATTGAACCCATTTATGTTTGAAACTTCTGGCATAGGTTTAAACCATCTGCTGATACTTGTGGTCATATCTGGTTTTGAAAGATCCATATCTATGGTCAGCTGCCTCGGCAAGAGTTTTACGCCACCGTTGCCGTATTCTAAACCATTTACTGGATTACGGCTTTTCCATACATGCACTGTAGATTTAGCGTTAAAATCATAGTAAGGAATATGATAATTAAAATCAAAGGTATCTAAAATAATAGCATCTGCGTCTACCACATAAAACATGTCCGTAGATACTGCTGTTGCTGCTGCTATATGGGCTTGATGTATGCCCTGCACATTCTTAATCCAGTGGATTTTATTTCCGTCGAGCCTAGATATCAATGATTGATATCGTTCTTCAGCGAATGGTTCATAATAGGAAATGAATGCCACATCGAGCTTTTTAGGTCTGCTGGCTATAACATCTATTTGTTTTTTATTAGTAAAAAATCTGTAATCCCATTCACGTTGTAGTATCTTCGCAGACTTCGGAAACAAACAGACTCCGTCGTAATATTGATTATTTAGAAACACATGAATGTAACTCTCATCCCATTTGGTCACGCAATAATCTAAATGAAAGTCAGAATCTAATTCTACGTAGTCCCAAACTACCCAGAAAAATTTTGTAAATGCTCGAGACCTTACTTCTTCAAATGTTTGAACATGTTCGAGTTTTTGTGCGTTAGGAAATCTCAGTCGAAACTGCTGCCATGCTTGGGTGTCTATTGAGCCTGTACCGACATAGAATATATCATACATTGTCAACCGCCCTGTAATACGTCAAACCTAAATTGATTGTTTCATCATATAGATCCAATGTATATTTGCTCTGTGCTGCATCAAGAAACGGCCAATCAAATCCCAACTGTTGTTTGATCTTTTCGCCAAGGTCTCGAATAGCTGTGTCGAGATCCCGTCCATTGTCTTGCTCATAAGGTCGTCCGTACTGCTCCCATATGCCTCTAAGAATTTCAAAATCTCGTACTTCCACATAATTCCAGTCTGTGCAATTAGCCAGCCATGTGCCTAATCTAGCACCATAGACTGCATACATACCGTTTTCTTCATGAGCGCCAACTGTGGACCACATACGCAGTCTATGTATGTTATGCCACCAAATCTGTTCTCGGATTTCTTGGGGTGGTACACGTACTCCGTCAAGCAGCGTCATCTTAACACCTTCGCGGAATCCTGCTCTCCACGCCTGGAACGGTGATCCTGTAATAACACTTTCACTGTAAACTCTGGGAAAATTGCGATATCCATCCTCCCAACAAAAATCTACTTGACCTCGATCGCTGTCGCTGTTCTCATGAGTTTTCATATTAAGGACAAAATCTTTCTTCCAGATTTTTAATCCGCCGTTGCCATAGCGTAAGCCATTGATGCTGTTTCGACCACACCATCCATATACCTGGATCTTAGGATCGTCCATGTTGAGATCTAAATTAAAAAATGAAGGATCAACAATGTTATCTGCATCTACTGTGATAAACCAATCTGTTTCTGATAATTCAGCCGCGGCTTTGTGAGCATGATCGCTGCCCTTTACTCCATGAACACGCTTGGCCCAAGGCACCTTGGCGCAGAGATCAGCGTAGTGAAGATCTGCATTAGGTTCGTCGTAGCTTAAAAACACTACATCAAATTCTACTGTTTTCATTTATATTCTATCACGTAATTTTTAAACAATCGTCTTGTATATACACTGAACTGGTCAAAGTCAATATTTTTCACCGTCACAGTCTTACCGATAAGATCATTGATCGTGATAACATGATTCTGATACAATATGTTAGGATCGTTATATGCGGTGATTAAAAAATTCATTTCAGTGCTGCCATCCCAGACAAAGTTTCTTCGTTGGCCTTCAGTCTTTGATTTTTTTGTTCCGCCGAATTCCTGTGACAATTGTATTTTTAATGTTTTAGTTCGTTTAGTGTATGTTAAGTATACATCCG